GCGCGGAGGCGGACCGGGGACCGGAGGCGGCCATGGCCGAGCGCAGGGACCGGGAGCTGCTGGAGAAGTACCGCCGCCGCATGCGCGGCGACTGGACGTGAGGGAGGTGACCGCCGATGAGGCACTGCTGCGTGACGTGCCGGTGGGCGTGGCCGCCGGATCCCAGGTCGGACCATGACGAGGGGCTCGAGGCCGAGTGCCGCCGCTTTCCGCCGCAGATGGTCTACGCAGGGGCGGAGGACATCTACACCTGCATGTGGCCTGCGGTCGGCTATGAGCACTGCTGCGGCGAGTGGGCCGCGGACGAGGAGGCGTGAGACGTGGGCGTGACCATACAGGAGGACATGTACGAGGCCGCCGAGTTCATGCCTCCCGAGCAGAGGCAGCCGTTCATCGCGGCGCTGGTGGCCTTCGGGCTGTCCGGGGTGCTCCCCGACGAGGGCGAGCCGTGGTACCCGACCTTCCACGTATGCCGGCGCCGTCTCGAGATGAGCGCGAAGCGCTCCAAGGACGGACGTAAGTCGGTAGCTAAAAGGTGGGCTAATAGGCAGGAAGAAGGTACCTCCATAGGTACCTATAAGGACACCGACGAAGGTACCAACGATAGGTGCCGCGTAGGTACCAACTCTACTGAGGTGAGTAGAGGTGAGAATGAGGTGAGGATGAGGAGTGGTGAGGAGAGTTCTAAACGCATAGAGTCCGGCACGGACGACGGGGGCTCCCCCCTGCCCGACGGGCCGGTGCCCTACGGCGCGATCGTCGGCCGCCTCAACCAGCGCGCGGGCGCCGACTACCGCCCGTCGTCTAGGGCCACCCGCCGCCTCATCGACGCGAGGTGGCGCGAGGGCTACCGCCTCCCCGACTTCGAGGCCGTCGTCGACGCCAAGTGCTCCGAGTGGGCCGGGACCGAGATGGCCAAGTACCTCCGGCCCCAGACCCTCTTCGGCACGAAGTTCGAGGCCTACCGCTCCCAGGCCTCCATGGACCGGGGAGGGGGTGCGCCCGATGGCTGGTACGACTTCGCGTCGCTCGACGCCGAGTGAGCCGTGGGTCCCCTACCCGCCGGACCCGGCGTGGGTGAGGTCCCGCTCCCGGGTGCCTTTGGCCTACGGGTGGGTGGAGCCCAACGGCGCCTACGCCCCCGAGCTCGCCCGCGGCGGCCTGTGGCTCTTCGGGGAGGGCGGGTGCGGCAAGACGGCGCTCGTCCACGCCATCCGGCTCTGGTGGGACGGCTCCCACGTGGAGCTCACCGAGGCGGACCCCCAGGGCCGTGTGTGGTGCGGGGTCCGGGAGCGGTCGGTCTACGTGCTCGAGGACGAGATGGTGGACCGGCTGGAGCAGGCGGACCGCTCGTGGCGGGCCGACTACGCCTCCGAGCTGGCGCAGTACGCCGAGGCGCCGCTGCTCTGCGTCGACGACGCCGGCGAGGCCGAGCCCACCAAGGCGGCCTACAAGGCCTGGTACCGGGTGCTCACGGCCCGTTCCGAGGCCGGGCTCCCCACGGTGGCGGCCAGCCGGTCGGGGCTCGGGGACTTCTGCGAGGCCTTCGCCCGCTCCAGGAGCGTGAGGCCCGCCCAGGCGGGGCGCCTCGGGGAGCTGGTGCGGCGCTCCATGGTGCCGCGCCGGGTGAGGGGGCGCGCGGATGGCCCTGGGGGGCCACAGGGCGCCGGGAGACGGGAGCTGGGGGTGGTGCCGGGGTGAGTAGGCGCAATCGGGTTTTCAGGGCCGCAAATCGCCGCAGGGCGCCCCGCAGGCGGACGGCCCTCCGGGGGCGGTGGCGCGGGTGGCGCGCGGCCGGGATCCCGGTGCCCACGTGCCTGCTGTGGGCCGCCTGGGACGTCCGGGCGGCCCACCCCGCCGCGGCGGGGCTCTGCGCCCTGGCGGTGGCGGCGGCGTGCGTGTGGGTCGCGGTGACGGCGTGGATGGGGGCGGTGCACGGTGGCTGAGCGCGTCGGGACCGGAGATGGGGCATTTGCCCCATCCACAGAAAGCACACAGAAATCTTCCAGGCCGCTGTACCGGCTCTGGACGCCGGGCGAGCTCGAGCGGGTGCTCTCCCACCCGGAGATGACCGCGGCGGAGCTCGCGGCGATGCTGCCGGGGCGCACGGCCAAGGCGGTCAGGCGCATCCGGGAGCGCCACGGCCGCCACAGGGACGCGCCGCGGGCGCCGCTCTGCGCGGTGTGCGGGGCGCGCCCGGTGTACGTGGAGAGCCGGTCCGCGGGCCGGCTCGGGCTCTGCCAGGGCTGCTACGCCGACGAGGTGCGCCGCAGGGCCGAGGACAGGAAGCGGCTGAACGCCGCCCGCAGGCAGCTGGAGCGGGCCGAGGCGGTCGGTCAGGGGGAGCTTCGAGGGAGCTACGGGGAAGGGAGCGGGAGATGACCATGCGGGTGAGGGAGGTGCCCATCGGGGACGTGGTGCCCTACGAGGGCAACCCCAGGGACAACGAGGCGGCCGTGCCGGCGGTGGCCGAGAGCCTGAAGGAGTTCGGTTGGCGCCAGCCCATCGTGGTGGACGCCGACATGACGGTGGTCTGCGGCCACACGCGCCTCAAGGCCGCCCGGCGCCTCGGCATGGAGACGGTGCCGGTGGTGGTGGCCGACGACCTCACGGCCGAGCAGGTGGCGGCCTACAGGCTCGCCGACAACCGCACCGCGGAGCTCGCCGAGTGGGACCTCGACCTGCTGGGCCAGGAGCTCGACGGCCTGACCGACCTCGACATGGGCCGCTTCGGCTTCGACGGCTTCGAGGAGGCGCTCAAGACCCCCGAGGAGCAGATCGCCGACGTGGCGGAGGACGAGGTTCCGGGCCCCGACGAGGTGGAGCCGAGGTGCCGCCCCGGCGAGCTCTGGCGCCTCGGGGACCACCTGCTGCTCTGCGCCGACGCGACCGACGCCGCGGCGGTGGACCGCCTGCTCGGGGGGGGAGTCCGTTGACCTCCTCCTGACCGACCCGCCCTACGGCGTGGCCTACACCGGCGGCACCGCCGAGGGGCTCACCATCGAGAACGACGACATGGAGGACGAAGCCTTCACCGGGTTCCTGACCGCGGCGCTCTCCTGCGCCCTCGCCCACATGCGGCCCGGGGCGTCCTTCTACCTCTGGCACGCAGACACCCGCCGGGACCCGTTCACGAGGGCCCTCGACGCCTGCGGCGCCCGGGCCCGCCAGGTGCTCGTGTGGGTGAAGAGCTCCTTCGCCCTCGGCCGCCAGGACTACCAATGGCAGCACGAGCCGTGCCTCTACGGCTGGAAGGAGGGGGCCGCCCACTACTTCGACCCGAGCCGCAGCGAGTCCACCGTCATCGAGGACGTGGACCTGGGGTCGCTCACCAAGGCCCAGCTGCTAGAGCGCCTGCGGGCGGTCTGCGCGGGGCCCTCCACGGTCGTCCGTTGCGAGAAGCCGGCGAGGAACGCCGAGCACCCGACCATGAAGCCCGTGCGGCTCATCGCCTACCTCATGGCCAACAGCTCGCGCAGGGGCGACACGGTGCTCGACCCGTTCGTGGGCTCGGGGACCACCGTCGTGGCCTGCGAGCAGATGGGCCGGGCGTGCCGCGCCATGGAGCTGGACCCGAGGTACTGCGACGTCGCCATAGGGCGCTGGGAACGGCTCACGGGCCGGCGGGCGGTGAGGCAGGACTAGGCGCGAAGGCCCCGCGAGGGGCCTTTTCCATGGGGCGGGACGGCCTGCTTAGCATGGGGCCATGACGAAGAGACGGGACGACCACCCAAACCTCATCGACGTGAGGACCAAGACGCCCGAGGAGCGCCGGGCCCAGACCTCCAAGGCCGGCAAGGCATCGGGGCGGGCCCGGCGCGCCAAGAGGACGCTCAGGCAGCTGGCCGGGATGATGCTCGAGTCGTCCGCCCCGGACAAGCTGGCGGCCCAGGTGACGGCCCTCGCCCCGGACATCGACGCCGGCGAGGTGACCACGGGCGCCGTCATGCTCGCCGGGCAGGTCAACGCCGCCGCCAAGGGGAACGCCCAGGCTGCCCGCTACGTGTCGGAGCTGGCCGGCGTCTTCGACGAGGACGCCGGCGAGGAAGAGGCGGCCCGCCCGTGGGCCGCCGACCTCTCCCTGCTCATCGGGCGCGACTTCGTGGACCTCCACCGCCGCATCCACGCCGGCGAGGTCACCGACGCGTGGCTCCCGGGCGGCCGAGGCAGCCTCAAGTCCTCGTACGCATCCCTCGAGATCGCCTCGGCCCTCATGGCCGACCCCGACGCCAACGCGCTCGTGGTCCAGAGCCGCCGGGTCAACATCAGGGACGCGTCCATGGCCCAGATGCTCTGGGCCTTCGACGTGCTCGGGGTGGCGGGCCTGTGGCGCCCCACGGGCTCCACCCTGCGCATCAACAACGTCGAGACGGGCCAGGCGGTGGTCTTCCGCGGCGTGGACGAGCCCAAGAAGCTGAAGTCCATCAAGCTCAGGCGCGGCCACTGGCGCTACCTCTGGGTGGAGGAGGCGGACCTGCTGCGCGGCATGGACGAGGTGCGCTCCATCCGCCAGACCGTGAGCCGCAGCCCCGCGCCCGTGCGCCGCATCTACACCTTCAACCCGCCCCGCACCCGGGACTCGTGGGCGAACCGCGAGGTGGCGAGGGTGAGGGAGGACCCGGCGCCGGGCGAGGCCGTGGCCGACTCCTGCTACACCGACGCCCCGCCCGAGTGGCTGGGCGAGCAGTTCGTCGCCGACGCCGAGGCGCTGAAGGAGGCGGACCCCGAGGCCTACCGCCACGAGTACCTGGGCGAGCCCGTGGGAGTCGGCGGCGAGGTCTTCGACCGGGTGGAGTTCCGCGCCGTCACGGACGCCGAGATCGCCGCCTTCGACCGCCCCATGGCCGGCCAGGACTTCGGCTGGTGGCCCGACCCGTGGGCCATGACGGTGTCGGAGTGGGACCCGGGGGCCCGCACGCTCACGACGTGGCGGGAGGACGGCGGCAACAAGCTCCAGCCGCCCGAGAGCGCCGAGAGGGCCCGGCACCTGCTCACATGGCCCGACGGGCCCGGCGGAAAGCCGGTGGAGCACCGCATCCGGGTCATGAGCGACGACGCGGCCCCCGAGCAGATCGCCGCCCAGCGCGACGCCGGCCTCGACGCGAGGGCAGCCGGCAAGGGCAACATGCGCACGGCCTCCTACCGCTGGCTCGCCGGCGTCCGCTGGGTCATCGACCCGCAGCGGTGCCCGCGCCTCGCCGAAGAGGTGCGCCACAAGCTCCACTGCCGCAGCCCCCAGGGCGAGTGGCTGGAGGAGGTCGAGGACGGCGACGACCACTACATCGACGCCACCCGCTACGCGGTGATGGGCATCGTGCGCCGGGCCCGGACGGCCTACCGGGGCGCGACCGGGGGCCCACGATAGCGGCGTACCCGACACGGAGGAGGGGCCGTGGCCTACTCGATACCGACCTGCGTCACCAACCGGCTGAAGGCCCTGAGCTACAGGCCGGACACCTCCATGGCCGAGCACGTGGCCCGGTGGTGGGAGTGGTACACGTCCACCGCCGGCTGGTACACCCAGTCCCAGGTGGTGCGGGGGCGCTGGTACACGCGCGAGATCTCCAGCCTCCATCCGGCCCGGCGGGTCTGCCGGGAGTGGGCGGCCACCATCCTGGACGACGACGCCACCACCTTCACCGTGGACGACGGGGGCGACGGCGCGTCGACGGCGGCCACCGACGCCCTGGCCGCGTGGGTGGCCGAGACCCGCTTCCTGCCCATCGCCCAGATGTGCGTCGAGAGGGCCTTCGCCACGGGCACCGGGGCCCTCGCCCTGTGGTTCGACGTGGTCGACGGCCGCCCGGCGCGCGTCAGGGCCCGGCGCTACGACGCCCGCATGGTCCTGCCGCTCTCCTGGGACGACGACGGGGTGACCGAGTGCGCCCTGTGCACCCAGGCCAACGTCGGCGGACGCAAGGTGGACCAGCTCCAGATGCACGTCCTCGACCCCGCCACGGGCACCTACCACGTCCGCACGGAGCTCTGGGCCAAGGACCGGCGCGTGAGCGACCCGGGCATCATCGAGGACTTCGACACGGGCACGGACCGGCCCACCTTCTGCATACTCAAGCCCGCCATCGACAACACCCGCGAGGACGGCACCTTCATGGGCCAGTCCGTCTTCGCCGACGCCCTGGACGCCATCAAGGGCGTGGACAACGCGTGGGACTCCATCCAGCGCGAGATAAGCGCGTCCAAGATCAAGGTGTTCGCCACCGACGACATGTTCGACGTGGCCCCCGGCGAGGACGGCACCACCGCCCGCATCATCCCGTGGGCCCCCGAGGACGTGGTCGTCCGCCTCGCGGCCGACGGGACGCACCCAACCCTCGAGACCTTCGCCCCCGACATCCGCCTCACACCCCTGCGCGACGCCCTGAACGTCGCGTGGGCCGAGGTGGGCGACATCGTGGGGTTCGGCAAGAACTACCTGCGCATGGACAAGGACGGCTCGGCCAAGACCGCCACCGAGGTCTCCAGCGACAACGCCGCCTTCGCCCGCAACATCAGAAAGCACGAGAACGGCATCGGCCCCGCCCTCGAGGGGCTCCTGGGCGCCCTCGTGGAGGTGTCGGGGTGGGCGCCGGCCGGCAGCCGCGTGAGGGTGAACTTCGACGACTCGGTCATCACCGACACCCAGACCGAGAAGGCCACGGCCCTGGCCGAGGTGGGCGGCGGAGTCATGGCGCCGTGGGAGTACCGCGCCCGGTTCTACGGCGAGGACGAGGCCACGGCCCGCTCCCTCGCCGCCGAGTGCGCGCAGCCCTCGGTCGACGACCTGCTCGGTGCCGGGACGATGCTCTGATGCTCTCCCCCGAGGAGATCTCGGCCGCCGCCCGGGCGGCCGGGGCCTGCTACGAGGAGCTGGAGCTGGCCGTCCTCGAGGCCATATCCGGCTCGCTCGCCGCCGCCGTGGGGCGCGGCGACACCTACGCCGGCCTCGTCAAGGGGGCCAACGAGGCCCAGGCGGAGGCCCTGCGCATCCTCTCGGCGTCGCTCAGGCGCGTCCTCGACGCCGCAGGGTCCGACGCCCGGACGTCGCTCCTGCGCTCCCTCGAGGACGACCTCGACCGCATGGGCGTCGACGCGTCCCACCTCCCCGGGCTCGTCCAGGCGTCGCTCCACCAGAGCGGGCAGGAGGCCGTGCGCGGCCTCGCCGGCATCGTGCTGCGGGACAACCTCTCCATGGCCGCCGACGCCCGGAGCTCGTGGCTCTCCATCGCGTCGCGCTACGTCGCCGGCCACCAGGCCGGCGGCATGGGCTCGGAGGAGGCCGTCAGAAAGGCCGTGCGCGACCTCGCCGACCGCGGGGTCGCCGTGGTGGACTACGCCTCGGGGGCCCGGACCCGGGCCGACGCCGCCGTCAGGCGCCACCTGCGGAGCCAGATAAGCCAGACCGCGGCCGCCCGCACCGTGCAGGTCATGGACGGCACCGACTGGGACCTCGTGGAGGTGTCGAGCCACATCGGGGCCCGCCCGAGCCACGCCGAGTGGCAGGGGCGCGTCTACAGCCGCAGGGGGCGGCACCCGAGGTACCCAGACTTCCTCGCCGGGACCGGCTACGACGGGGTCCGGGGCCCCTACGCGGCCCTGGGCGACCGCCTCTGCGGCGTCAACTGCCGCCACAGCTTCGGTCCCTACCTCGAGGGCCAGCCCCGGGCCTACTCCCCCACCCCGGACGAGGACGCCGGGCTCGAGCGCGGCGAGGTCTACCGGGCCACCCAGCACCAGAGGGCCATAGAGCGCCGCATCCGGGCCGCCAAGCGGCGCGTGGCCGCCGACGAGGGGGCCGGCCTGGACAGCTCCCTCGAGCGCGTGCGGCTGGGGGTCGCCCAGAGGGAGATGCGCGAGTGGGTCAAGGGGCACCCCTACCTCCGCCGCCAGAGGGCCCGGGAGCAGGCCTCGGAGCTCGCAGCCCAGCCGAGGCCGATGACGCCGTCGGCGAGGGCCCGGGCGATGCGGGACGAGCGCGTGGAGCGGGGCCCGAACACAGTCCGCCGCCCGGCCCAGAACAAGCACATCCCGGGGACGAAGGAGTACGGGGACAAGATGAGGTCCCCCAGGCTCAAGGCGGAGAAGAGGGGCGAAAACGCCTACCCGAGGCCGAGCTACTTCACCATGGGCGCCGACGAGGTGGTCCGGATGGTCGAGGGCGCCGTGGGCACCGGCAGGCCCCTCCACAGCACCGAGGGGGACTGGTACGGCAGGGAGATATGCCGCTCGGAGTCCATCGTCGGCTTCACCGTCGACCGAAACGGCATCGAGACACCGACTGAATGGTTTAAAATCCACTACAGCAAGAGGGGTGTCCACGGGGTGCCCACGAACCCACCGAGGGAGGACGGATGACCATCGACGACATCGAGGCCCTGAGCGGAAAGAGGGTGAAGGTCACCTGCACGAACGGGTTCGTCGCAGTGGGCTACATCGAAATGGAGACCGACAGCTACGACGAGGCGTGCGTCTACTGCGGCCGCGACGGGATACTCGGCCTCACACTCGACCAGATCGCGTCCGTAGAGGTGCTCGAGGGCTAGGGGGAGCCATGCGCCGGGACATGGACATCGTCCGCTACATCCTCGCGACCGTGGGCGACGCCGACGGCCCGGTGGACATGTTGGGCCGGCTCCCCGAGGGCGTGTCGGAGGAGGCCATGGCCTACCACGTGAGGCTCCTCAGGGCCCACGGGCTCGTCGACGCCCCCGAGCCCGCCCGCGACCTGTGCGGCGGCTACACGGTCCTCACGGTCGACGGGCTCACCTGGGACGGCGAGGACTGGCTGGAGGCCACCGAGGACGGCCGCGTGTGGCGGCGCACCAAGGAGGTCGTGGCCAAGGCCGCCGGGAGCACCACCCTCGGGGTCATCAAGGAGACGGCGTCCCTCGTGGCCATGGGCCTCATCAGGGGGGAGCTCGGCCTCTAGGCAGCCCCCGGAAGCACGACGGAGCACGGGCCCCCACGGGGGCCCTTTTTCATGCCGCGACACCGGGGCGACCATCGAGCCACGCCCGGCCAGCGGAGAAGGGCCACCCATAGGCGCGGAGAGAACCGCGTAGACAAACCCATGGAGTAAGGGAGGACGCGTCATGAGCCACCACGAGGACGACGAGACCAAGGCCAAGGGCACCGAGCCCGAGACCGGCGAGCCCCAGGGCGACACCGGCGGCGGCGCCGAGCCCCAGGGCACCGGGCCCCAGGGCGGCACCGGAGGCGCCGAGGGCGGGGACGACCCCCTCGACCGCCACGGCGAGCCCGGCATCAGCCGCGGCAAGTACGAGCGCGAGGTGAAGGCCTACAAGGCCCGCATCGCCGAGCTCGAGGCCAAGGTCGACGAGTCGGCCAAGACCGAGGAGGGCCGCGCCAAGCTCAAGAAGGAGCTGGACGACGCCAAGGCCTCCTTCGCCGACCGCGAGCTGGGATACCAGCTGCGCCTGGAGGGGTGCGTCGACGAGAAGGCCGCCAAGGCCCGCCTGGAGGACTTCGACGGCGACGTGGCCAAGCTCAAGGAAGCGTGCCCCTACCTGTTCCGCGCCCAGGGCCCCACGGGCTCCACCGGCGCAAAGCCCCAGGGGGCCTCCAGCGCCATCGACGACGCCATCGAGCGAGGCTTCAGGATCTAAGGAGAAGACATGCCTCTCGGAAGCTACGCAGTCAAGTACACCAACAAGCTCGACCAGGTCCTGGAGGCCGGCGTCAAGACCTCCGACCTGCTCGTGGACCAGTCCCTGCTCGGCGAGCTCGACGGGGCCGGCGAGATCAAGGTGCCCAAGCTCACCATGGACGGCCTGGCCGACTACAGCCGCGCCAACGGCTTCGTGGCCGGCGACGCGAGCTCCGAGTGGGAGACCCTCAAGCTCTCCTACGACCGCGGCCGCAGCTTCGCCGTGGACGCCGTGGACGACGAGGAGCGCGAGGCCCTGCTGTCCGCCAACCTCATGGGCGAGTTCGTGCGCACCAAGGTCGTGCCCGAGGTCGACGCCATCCGCTTCGCCCGCCTCTACGAGAACGCCGGCACCAAGAAGACCGGCTCCCTGGCGGCCTCCGGCGCCACCACCAAGGCCGTCCGCGCGGCCGAGGACGCCCTCGAGGACGCCGGCGCCGACATGGGCAACCTCGTCCTGTACGTCTCCAGCGCCACCAAGGGCGCCCTGCGCGACGAGGTGCCCCGCTCCTTCACCAACTCCGGCGACCCCGACTCCCGCATCTACCGCTTCGACGACATCCCCATCGTCACCGTGCCATCCGCCCGCTTCAAGACCTCCATCGAGCTCCTGGACGGCACCACCGACGGCGAGACCGCCGGCGGCTACAAGGCGGCCACGGGCGCGGTCACCATGGACTTCGTGCTCATGGAGAAGAGCGCTGCGAAGGCCATCCAGAAGCACGAGAAGCTCCGCTACTTCGCGCCCGACGTCAACCAGGCCAAGGACGCGCACCTGTGGCAGTACCGCCTGTTCCACGACCTGTTCGTGATGGACAACAAGAGGGGCCTCATCTACGCCTACACCGCCACCGCCCCGACCAATCCCACGGAGTAGGCGGTGGGGCGCATCGTGGGCGCCCCGGTCCCCCAGCAGGACCGGGAGGCGAAGCCGAACAAGGCACGCAAGCCGGCGGCCAAGCGGCCGGCCAAGGGCAACGAGAAGACCGGGGAGAATCGGTAAGGGGGAGGCCATGGGGAAAGCGACGGAGCTCACCTACGCGCGCTACGCCGAGCTCGGCGGGACCCTCGCCGAAGGCGCCTTCGAGGCGTCCGTGGGGGCCGCGTCAGCCTTCGTGGCCGACGAGATCTGGCCCCACGGACCGGCGGACGCCGCCGAGCGCGAGGCCGTCGAGCGAGCCGTGGCCGCCTGCGTCGACTGCGACGCCGCCTGGGGAGGGGACGGCTGGGCAGGCCCCGCGTCCTTCTCCATCGGCAGCTTCTCCGCGTCCGGCTCCCAGGGGGCGGCGTCGGCGGACTACGCGGCCGACATGGCGGCGGCCGCCCGGCGCCAGCTCGTGGGCACCTCCCTGCTGCTCAAGGTGGTGCGCTGATGCGCCCCATCCCCCGCCGGCTCCTCGCCGACACCGCCGCCTTCTCGGCCCCCGACGCCTCCGCCCGCTGGGCCGGGGGCTTCGGGGAGCCGGTGGAGTGGGACTGCGTGAGGGTCGAGCTGGACGTGGACTCCGTCGGGGTCCGGTGGGCCGACGACGCCCGCCCCTCCTGCGTGGTCTACGTCGACGCCGTCAACTCGCGGCCGGCCGCCCCGCCCGCCCTCGGCTCCCTGGCCGAGGTGGCGGGCCTCACCGGCACCGTCACGGCCGTCCGGCCCCGCTGCGGCCTCGGCGGCCGCCCGCACCACTGGGAGGTGGACGTCCGATGAGCGCCCCGAGCCCCGTGGCCGCGTCGGTCACCGTCGACATCTCCGGCCTCGAGCGAAGGTTCGGCCCCGACGCACTGCTGCGGGCCCAGGGCCTCTTCGCCGACCGGGTGGGCTTCGACTCGAACTACTACGTGAAGATGGACAGCGGCGACACCCACGACTCCATGGTGCCCGCCTCCGACTTCGAGAAGGGCCTGGTGGTCTGGGACACCGAGTATGCGGGCTACGCCTACAGGGACCCCCACGTGAGGACCGAGGAGAACCCGAACGCCAAGCCGAAATGGTTCGAGGTGGCCAAGGAAGCGCGCAAGGAGAGCTGGAGGGTCTACGCCCTCGCGGCCCTCGTGGGAAGGGGGTAGCCATGGGGACGAAGCCGTGGCCCGTCCAGATCGTCGAGCAGGCGGCCGACGCCGTGGGGGCCGCCACGGGCCTCCCGTGCCTCCTGCGGCCGCTGGCGACCGACCAGGAGGGCGTCTGCCTCCGGGGGCTCGCCGCCGCACCCGCCGACGTCTACATGGACGGCGAGGAGCGGGTCGTCTGGACGGTGCAGGCGTGGTGCCGCCGCAGGCGCGAGGACGAGGCCATCGACCTGGCCTGCCTCGCGTCCATGGCCCTCCAACGGGCCATGGCCCACGCCCACGGCGCCAACTGGTTCGTGGACAGCGCCTACCAGAGCACCGCCCCCACCCTCACCGAGACCCCCGGCGAGCTCTTCACCTACACCACGGCCGTGAGCTGCAGCCTCACGGTCCAACCGACCTTCTAGGAGGAACAATGGACCTCGGATTCCCTCTGAACTACACCAACCTCTACCTCATCGACGTGACCCCCGACGGCCCCGAGCGCACCTGGGCCCGCCTCGCCGCCGGCATCACCACCGTCGAGGTCAACGACTCCGACGAGACCGTCGACAGCTCCTACTACGACGGCGAGGGCGTGAGCTCCACCGACGTCACCGGCTCCACCATGGGCTACTCCATCTCCGGCGAGCGCCGCGTGGGCAACCGAGCCCAGGACTTCATCGCGTCCCTGCGCGGCTCCGCCGGCAGCGCCCGCAACACCCACCTGCGCCACATCGGGCCGGACGGCTCCTACCTCGAGGGCGTGGTGACCCTGACCGACATCAAGGCCGGCGGCGGCGACGCCAACGCCAAGGGCACCTTCGAGTGCACCGCCACCTTCAAGGGCCGCCCCACCTACACCCCCGGCGACAAGGACCAGGTGCCCGAAACCGTCACCTGCACCGCCGCCACGGTCGAGGTGGGCAAGACCGCCCTGCTGGAGCCCACCGTCACCCCCGCCGCCGCGTCGGGGGCCTGCGCCTACGCCGTGGACGACCCCGAGGTCGCCACGGTGGACGACGACGGCACCGTCCACGGCGTCAAGGCCGGCAAGTGCCGCGTGTCGGTCAAGGCCATGGCCGCCCCCACCGTGGCCTGCATCGCCGAGGTGACGGTGACCGAGGCCGCGGGCGACTGAGCGGCGCGCGACTCCGGGCACACCATGGGGCCGTCCCGACAAGGGGCGGCCCCTTCTTCGTGGCCGCCGAGACCGGAAGGAACGCCCATGGCATCCGTCATCGAGCTCCGCCCCGCGGTGGAGACCATCGCCTTCTCCGACGACCCCGACGCCAAGACCTACACCGTCGACATCACCGACCAGGGGGTGCTGGCGCTCCGGGGGCGCGTGGAGGAGGTGCGCGCGGCCCTCGACGCGGCGGGAGACGACGACCGGGAGGCCGCGGCCGAGGCCGTCCACGAGTTCATCGCGGCCGTGGCCGGCGAGCAGTGCTACAGGGACGCCCTGGCCTACGTGGCCGGCGGCAAGCCCAAGAAGGGCGCCACCTACGTCATCGCGCTGATGCCCCTCGTGGAGGCCCTGGGCGCCATGGTCATGGGGCGCGTCGCCGCCGTGAAGAGGACCCACATGGAGGACCACCTCGGCCGCGTCGAGGCGACCGGGGACGCGATCTAGGTGGGGCGCCCCTGGCACGTCCACACCGTCTGCGGCCGGGCCGTGCGCGTCCACGACGACCTCGGCACAGCCCTGGCCGTGAGGGACATGCTGGGCGACGACGTGCTGGACGGCCGGGAGAAGGGGGCGCTGGCCATCCGGATGCTCGCCGTGGACCCCGACGCCTTCGCGGAGGCCTTCCGCGGCCGGCTCCAGGAGGCCCTGGACGAGGTCCTGGGATCCGTCTTCGGCATCCGGGAGGGACCCGCCCCAAGGGGCCGACCCTTCGACTGGGACCACGACCGGGCCCGCATCGTGGCCACGGCCCGGGGCGCCTACGGGTTGTCGTGGGAGGGGCTGCTGGACCTGCCCTACACCGAGGCCTGCACCCTCATGGCGCTCTCCCCCGAGGACAGCCCCCTGGGGCAGGCCATCCACTACCGCCTCGCCGAGCGGCCGAGGCCCACCAGGCACAACCGCGAGCAGCTCGAGGCCTTTGACCGGCTCCGCCGGTTCTACGCCCTGCCCGAGGGCGGAGCCTCCGACAGCGTCGAGGCCAAGAACGCGGCGGCCACCGCCGCGTTCGCGCGCCTCGCAGGAAGGGGATGAGATGGCGGACGACGGGCGCGTGACCATCAAGGCCATCCTCGACTCCTCGGGCATCTCCCGGGGCGTAAAGGACATCGACAGGGCGCTGGGGTCCATCAAGACCTCGGGCCTGGACGGCGTGGGCCGCGCCGCCGAGAGGAGCGGCGAGAGCCTGGAGGGCGTGGGGAGGTCCGCCGAGAGCGGCATGGGCGAGGCCGCCGACGCCGCCGAGGCCGCCGCCTCCACCATCTCCGGCTCCACCCAGGACGCCGCCGAGACGGCGTCCGCGGCCGTCTCCGGCATCGGCGACGCGGGCGCGTCCCTCGGGGGGCTGGCCGACGCCATCGCCGACCCCGTCGAGGAGGGGGCCGGCAAGGCCGAGGGGTCGGTGGGCCGGCTCAAGGGATTCTTCGGCGACTTCGTGGAGGAGACCAAGGCGTCCTTCGAGGGGCTCCTCCCGGTCATCACCGGCGGCAACCTCGCCGCCATGGTGGTCGACACCGCCAAGCAGGCCGTCCAGGCAGTCATCGACATCGGCAAGCGGAGCTTCGAGGCCTACGCCTCCTACGAGCAGCTGGTGGGCGGCGTCGAGACGCTCTTCGGCACCGGCGGCCGCTCCCTCGAGGAGTACGCGGCCCAGTCCGGCAGGACCGTGGATCAGGCCAAGGGCGACTACGACCGGCTCATGGGCGCCCAGGCCGAGGTGATGAGGAACGCCGAGCAGGCCTACAGGACCGCCGGCATGAGCCAGAACGCCTACATGGAGACGGTGACTTCCTTCTCGGCCTCCCTCATCAAGGGCCTGGGCGGCGACACCGTGGCGGCCGCCAGGTACGCCGACATGGCCATCGTGGACATGAGCGACAACGCGAACAAGATGGGCACCTCGATGCAGTCCATCCAGGACGCCTATCAAGGATTTGCTAAACAAAATTATACGATGCTCGACAACCTGAAGCTCGGATACGGCGGCACCCAGAGCGAGATGGCCAAGCTTATCAACGACTCCGGGGTCCTCGGCGACGCCATGACGGTCACCGCCGAGACGGTCAACGACGTCTCCTTCGACAAGATCGTGGAGGCCATCCACGTCATCCAGGAGCGCATGGACATCGCCGGCACCACGTCCAAGGAGGCGGCCACCACCATCGAGGGGTCCATGGGCATGGTGGGCGCCGCGTGGGAGAACCTCCTCATCGGCTTCGGCGACCCCGAGGCGGACATGGACGCCCTCATGGACGCCCTGCTGGACTCCGTGGTGACGGCCGCGTCCAACGTCGTCCCGGCGGTGGGCCGCGTGGCCGCCTCCATCGTCACGGCCATCCCCCAGGCCTTCGCCTCCGTCGGCACCAAGGTCTGGGACGGCATCGTGGGCTCCATCGACGCCGCGACCGGAGGGGCCGCGAGCCGCGTCATCGCCGCCGTCGGCGGGGCGCTGCAGGAGGCCGTGGGCCCCGTCGCGGACTTCTTCTCCCCCGTCGTCGACCGCGTATCCGAGCTGGCCAATGCCCTCGTCGTGGGCATCCAGAGCACGTTCGAGGTGACCGGCGACATCCTCGGGGAGGCGCTGCCGCCCATCGAGGCCGTCGGGGAGGCGTTCGAGAGGGTCTTCGGCCACCTGATGGACGTCCTCGGCCCCGTGGGGTCCCTCGTCGGCTGCGCCCTCCAGGACATGCGCGACGCCGTCCTCGAGTGGCTGCCCGAGTGGGACGACGTCATGGACGTGTTCTTCGACCTGCGGGACGCCGTCGAGCTGGCCGTGCAGGGGGTGGGCTCCGCCCTCGGGGCCCTGTGGGAGACCGTGGGGCCCATGCTGGAGGGATTCCTCGACACCGTGGGCAGCTCCGTGTGGGCGCTCTGGGAGGGCGCCCAGCCGGTGGTCGGGGCCTTCCTCGAGGCCATGGCGGCCCTCGGCGAGGCGCTGGCCCCGGTGGGCCAGGCCCTCATGGACGGCCTCGGCGCGGCGTTCACGGCCGTCGGCGACGCCATCGGCGTCTTCTGGGAGATGGCGTCGCCCATCCTCGAGGCCATGCTCGGCTTCTTCTGGGAGCTGGCCGGCGAGCAGGTGGAAGCGGCCGTGGCCTTCATCACCGAGACCGTGTTCCCCACACTCCAGGGCGTCTTCGAGTGGATCAGGGACAACGCCGGCCCCATCGTCGAGGGGCTGTTCGGGGCCGTCCAGGCGTTCATCGAGTGGCTGCAGCCGGCCCTCGACGCCGTGAACGCGTTCCTCACCGGGGTGGTGCTCCCCATCGCCCAGGGGGTCTGCACGGGCATCGCCGAGGGGTGGCGGGCCCTGTCCGCCACCATCGGCCCCATCCTCGACGGCATCAGGGGCGTCGTCGAGGGTGTCTGGAACACCATCTCCGGCATCGTCAACGTCGTGGTGGGCGGCATCAAGGGCCTGGTCACCGGCGACTTCTCCCAGATGCAGGAGGGCGTCTCCGGCGTCATGGACGGCATCTCCGGCGTCGTCGAGGGCGTCTGGAACACCGTCAAGGGGGTCTTCGAGGGGACGCTGGGGGCCATCGGGGCCGTCGTGGACAGTACCTTCGGCGCCATCGGCGACGTCATCGGCGGGGCCATGGACGGGGCCGAGTCCGTCGTCTCCGGGGCCGTCGACGCCATCCTGGGCTTCTTCGACTTCGACTGGCACCTCCCCGAACTCAAGCTCCCCCACATCGTCGTGGGCGAGTACATCGACGTGCCGGTACTCGGCCGCATCCCCAACCCCACGACACTGCGCGTCGACTGGTACGCCACGGGCGGCGTCTTCGACACCGCCAGCGTCATCGGCGTGGGCGAGGCGGGCCCCGAGGCCGTCGTGCCCCTCAGGGGCCACCGCATGCGGCCCTTCGCCGAGGCCGTGGCCGGAGAGATGGGGGCAGGGGCCGGCGACGTGACCGTGACCGTCAACCTGACCGTGGAGCGGATGGAGGGCACCGAGGGCGACGTGGCGCGCCTCGCCGACATGGTGGACCGAGAGGTCCGCCGCAAGCTAGACCGCCGCATGAGGATGGGGGCATACGCATGATCTTCGACGGCAAGGACCTGGGGCGCTGGCTCCGGGTCAACCCTACCCGGGCCATGACGCCCAAGGTGAGGGTGGAGACGGAGGAGGTGCCGGGGCGCGACGGGTCCGTGTTCCGCGCCGGCACCCTCGAGCCCCTCGACATCCGGGTGGCCGTGCGCCTGGCCATCGACGCCACGGACCACCGCCAGGTGGCCCGCGTCCGCCGCCTCGTGTCCGCCGCCCTCGTCACCGACGGGCCCCGGGAGCTGGTGCTGCCCGACGAGCCGGAGCTGGCCTACATGGCCATGCTCACCGACTCGGGCGACCTGGACAACCTGTGGTGGACCGGCGGCTGCGAGATCGGCTTCACCGCCTTCGACCCGGTGGCCTACGGGGCTCGGCGCAGCCGTCGGCTGGCCGTGGGGGCGAGCTCCTTCGGCGTGTCGGGCACGTGGCCCACGGGGCCCGTCTTCGAGGCCGTGGGGGCCGGCGCCTCCGTGCAGGTGAGCGACGTCGCCACCGGGGCGTACGTCCGCACCGCCGCGCCCGTCCCCGCCGGCTCCAAGGTCGTCGTCGACTGCGGGGCGCGCCGCACCACCGTGGGCGGCGCCCCCGTGGCCGTGACCCTCGGGAGCGACTACTTCGAGCTCGACCCGCCCACGGCGAGGGTGTCGGTGGCCGGGTGCCAGTCCCCCGAGGTGTCGTGGCGCGAGAGGTGGGTGTGATGGGTCCGACTGTCTACGTGTACGACCGCTGGGGCGCCCAGACGGGCGTCCTGGCGGGCCTGCTGTCCCTCGTGCGCGTCGCCGAGGTCAACGGCGAGGACGCCCTCAAGGTCACATCCATGACGTCGCTGGCCAAGGGCCAGCGCCTGGTGCTCGCCGACGGCCGGGGCGTGTGGCACGAGTACGTCGTCTCCGAGACCGAGGAGGAGCGCAGCGGCGGGGCCGTGGCCTGCACCGCCTACTGCGAGGGGTTCCTCCGGGAGCTCACCGGCGACTACATCGTGGACAGGCGCCCGTCCGGCTCCGCCGCCGTGTGCCTCGCGTCCCTGCTCGACGGCCTGCGCATCCGCCCGGGCACCGTCACCGCCGCGGGCACGGCCCAGATGAGCTGGTACCACGTCTCGGCCAGGGAGGCCCTGAGCGAGCTGGTAGCGGCCCTCGGCTGCGAGATGCGGGGGCGCGTCACCGTGGCCGGCGACAAGGTCACGGGCCGCCACGTCGACCTCGTGGACCGTGTCGGGGCCGCCTCGGCCCGCCGCTTCGAGTACGGCAGCGACCTCACGTCGGTGCGCCGCTCGGTGGACGGCTCCGACGTGGTCACCGCCCTCTACGGCTACGGCAAGGGCATCCCCCTCCACGACGAGGGGGGCGACGCCACCGGCGGATACTCCCGCAAGATCACCTTCGGGGACATCAACGGGGGCAGGGACTACCTGGAGGACGACGCGGCCAAGCGCACCTGGGGGCTCCCCGGCCCCGACGGGACCACCGTCCACGTCTTCGGCAAGGTGGAGTTCGACGACTGCGAGGACCCAGCGGAGCTCAAGCGGCTCACCCGGGAGGCCCTGGACAGGATGAGCCAACCGGCCGTGACCTACGAGGCCGACGTGCTGCAGCTGGCCCGGGGCGGCCTCGACGCCGACGGCATATCCGAGGGCGACACCGTGGCCCTCGTCGACACCTGCTTCGACCCGCCGCTGCGCCTCTCGGGCCGCGTCCTGCGCATCGAGGAGGACCTGCTGGACGCCACGTCCACCCGGCTCACCCTGGGCAACGTGGCCCCCGCCCTCGACCCGTGGCTCGCCGCCCAGGCGTCGTCCAGCAAGGCGCTGCGCGACCACGCGGCGTCCTGGGACTCGGCCACCCAGGTGGACACGGCATACCTCGACGCCGTGATGGACCGGCTCAACGAGCAGTTCAAGGCCGGGGGGAGCTACAAGTTCGAGAGCTTCGAGCTGGGCACCATATACAGCTCGGTGCCCCTGGACAAGGACGGCAGGCCCACCAGAACCCCCGCCATGGCCATGCAGCTCACCGGGGCCGGGTTCCGCATCGCCAACAGGACCAAGAGCGACGGCGCCTTTGACTGGCGCACCTTCGGCACCGGCGCCGGATTCACCGCCGACGAGCTCACCGTGGGCACCATCACCGGAGGAGCAAACAGCTGGAACCTCAACACCGGAGACCTCCTGTTCAGGAGGGGGTCCATCGCCGACACCCTCGGGAGGAGCGTGTGGGACCTCACCAAGGGGTCCTTCACGACCAAGTACCTCGAAGCCGCGAGCGCCAAGATCACGAGCTCGACCATCGCCGACTGCACGGCGACGAACCTCAAGGTGGAGTCGGGCGACATCTCGAGCCTGCGGGCCGGACGGGTGGGCGTCAACGACTCCCTGTACATGAGGACCGGCGTCACCGTGGGAGGGAACCCGGGAGCGTCGTTCGTCAACCCCTACGGCAACTACCTCGACATCGAGGCGATGAGGGCCACCGACGACACGACCGGCGCGACGACCGGCATCGGGCTCGCCACGTTCGACGAGCCGTTCATGGCGGCGTCGACCCACTACGACCACCTGTGGCTCTTCCCCCCGTCCGGCATCAAGAACACCTACCTGAGACGGGCCAACGAGCAGCTTTTCCTGAAGGCGGGCGGTGACGTCTACCTGCAAAAAAGCGCGACCCGCGGCATCTTCATGGGGTCGAACCAGGTCATGATCAAGTTCGACAACACCCACTACGTCCTGATCAACTCCTCGGGCGTCCAGTGCCGGTGCGGATCTAAGGGGTTCGGCTGGTACAACGGGTCGTTCACCGAGAGCCTCACGTGGAAGGAGTAGACCATGAGCGACACCCCCACGAATATCGAATGGGGCGCAGAGCCCACTCAGGCCGCGCCCACCAATGCCCAGCAGATCGCCGACCTCACCCAGGTGGTAGCAAGCCTGGCCCAGGTGGCCCAGGACCTGGCGGCATCCACCCACGACCTGGCCGAGATCGCCCGCGCCACACTGGAAGACAGGAGATAGGTCATGGCCACGCACCACCTGAACCTGGACATCAACAAGAGGGCAACCGCCCTGCCCGACGAGGTCGTCGTGCGCGTCGGCGACGTGGGGTCCCAGACCGTCGTGGCCGAGCTGACCGACGACGGGACGCCCTACGCGGTCCCCACCGGATCCACGGTGCGCCTGGACGTCATCCGGGCCGACGGGTGCCTCGTGAGGCAGACCGGCAGCTCCGCCGGATCATCGGTCACCGTGACGCTCCCCGACGCCGCCGTGGCCGTAGCCGGGCTCGCCCGCATCGCCTACATCTCCATCCTGCAGGGCGAGGACGTCGTGGAGTCCACCGACGCCTTCTCCCTGCGCGTGGAGGAGGGCACGGGCACCCGGGCCCTGGCCGCCGCCAAGGACTACGACGACGCCCTCGAGGCGCTCTACTCCCGGTGGAAGGAGCTGGAGGAGCAGGCCGCCGAGGCCGAGGGGGCCCGAGCGGCCGCCGAGGAGGCCAGGGCGTCGGCCGAGGTCGCCCGCGTCTCCGCCGAGTCCGGGCGCGTCCAGGCGGAGGCCGGGCGCGTGTCCTCCGAGGAGGGCCGCGCCGCCGCCGAGGCCGAGAGGGCCGCCTCGGAGCTGCGGCGGGTAGCCGCCGAGCTGGACCGTGCCCAAACCGAGGCCGCCAGGGCCGCCGCCGAGCTCGAGCGCGTCACCGCTGAGGCGCAGCGGGTGACCGGGTGGGCCACCATCACCGCCCAGTGGTCCGAGATCATCAGCTCCATCGGCTCCTCGACCTTCGCGAAGCTCGAGGAGGGCGAGTACGACCCCGCCACCGGCCGTCCGACCCTCGAGGCCGGGGCTCCCAACGTCATCTACCTCGCCCCCGAGACGGGCCCCGACGCCTCCAACGGCTTCTGCGAGTGGGTCTACGTCGACGACTCATGGGAGGAGCTCGGCCCCGCGGCCCCGACGCCGGTCCCCATCCCTGTGGACGCCATCGCGGCCCTCGTCGACGAGGGTACCCAGATGCTCGGCACGAGGTACCTGGACGCCAACGGCCTCAACTACCTCTTCGGCCGCCAGGCCGAGATCTACGCCGCCACCGTCCACACCCACGCCGCCGGCGACATCGTGAGCGGGACGCTCCCCGTGGACCGCGGCGGCACCGGGGCGGCCACGGCCGAGGCCGCGAGGACGTCTCTTGGAGCCGCCTCCAGCGACGAGGTGGCCACGTTGCGGGATTCCGTATCCTGGACGGTCGGAGTTGGGCCCGGCATGGGGTCGGTGGTCGCCGGGTCCTCGGTGCCGACCGGCGGAAGCGTGGTGCTGTCCCTCTCCGGCAAGATGGCCGACGGCAAG